CACAGCAGGGATTTCCTGGCTTCCGCCCTCAGTGAAGTGTTTATGAAACACTGTTACAACCCTATCATAGATTATCTGGAATCACTCAAATGGGACGGGAAGAAAAGGATAGAGACACTGTTTATAGATATGCTCGGAGCAGATGACTCTGAACTGAACAGGGCGTTCACCAGAAAATGGATGATTGCAGCTGTCAAAAGATGTTATCATCCAGGATGCAAGTTCGACCCCATGATCGTACTCCAGGGTTCTGGAGGTATAGGTAAGTCCACGATCTGCGAACGGCTTGCGAAAGGGTTCTACAGTTCCATATCACTGGATGAAATCGACAACAAGGATATGGTGGCAAAGATGAACCGGACCTGGATAGGTATCATCGATGAACTTGACTCCTTCAAGAAAAAGGATATGGACAAAATCAAGACGTTCTTGTCGCAGACTGAAAATACTGTCAGACTGGCGTACGCCCACAATCCTAAACCTTTCAAAAGACACTGTGTGTTCATAGGTTCAACCAATGATGAAACATTCCTCAGGGACTACACCAGCCCTGTTGAAAGAAGATTCTGGATCATCAAATGTAACAAGACCAAGATGGACAGTACCGTTTATGATACAATGACGCCAGAATATGTCGACCAGTTATGGGCGGAGGCCTGCCATCTCTATAATGAAAAACCAAACCAGTTCCTGGACTTGGAATCAAAACTGTTCGATGACTTTGCCACAGTACAGAAAGGATTCAAGGTGTCTGAAGATGATGATATGATTGAATACATCAAAGACCTCCTTGACAGGAAGTACAACATCAGCGAAGAAGGAGAAGTAACTGAAATTGGACAGATAGATGACTTCGGTCCGGGAAAGAGGAACTCTATCAACAAAATCAAGGGTATTGTGTTGAGTTCAATCATCAGAAGGGAATTCAGGCAGATTAAAAACAGTTATTCACTCAACAAGTATATTGCAGGGGCCCTTGCAGGGGAGTGGAAGTATGGTGATACCAAATTCAAGACTTTGGGTAAATCAGCGAAAGGTTGGGTCAGGGTGAAAACGGTTGATAACCCAAAGAAGGAATACGATCCTATGGATGAATTCACCGTCGGGCTGAATCTTTAACGCCTGGTTGCTCGCTTATCTTAAGTTTTTCTATATAGTATAAAAAATAATTTCACTCTTATATATACTTTTTTTAGGCAACCAGGAAACCAAGACTAAAAATCATTAATAGAATATCATAGAACAGTGTTTTTTGGTTGCCTATTAATAGGAAACCAAATAGGCAACAAAATAGGAAACCAAGACAAATTGACCAAATGAAAGTAAAAGAACTATTAAAAAATAAGATTTCCCTATATAAACGGGTGACCGAGACCAAGAGCATGACCATTACCTTGGATGACTGGTTGCATAAGGTTACACCTGCTGCCAAGTGTCCAGTGAATGCCATCAGGGAGACCAATAAGACCGATACCAAGGCAGCCAAGGCGATGAAGACTGCCAACCTTCCTTGTTGTACGATATCCGGATTGTTCGAGGGAGACAGGAAGGCCAGCAAGGTTACTGTGGTGAATCCGATTATCTGTGTAGATATAGACATCCGTCCGGCGGGGATGTCACTATCCCAGTTGAAGAAGAAGGTGTTTGACCTGCCCTATGTGTTCTATGTGAGTCTATCTGCCAGGGGTGAAGGTATCTTTGCGTTGATATACTACAACATCAATAAGGACTTCAAGGACGTGTTCAGGTATTTGCAGTATGACTTCAAGAATATGGGTATTGAGATAGACAAGGCGTGCAAGGACATATGTAGGTTGAGGTTTGTCAGTTGGGATGAGAATCCTCTTGAGAAGGAAGAAGTTGATATGTATGACAACGAGTATATGGATGCATTCCTGGATCCAGAGTTCTATCAGAAGACTGAAGAGAGACATAATGGTCAAGTCTATATAGATGACTACTTCACCTACCAGACCATCAAGTATCTGATAAACCACTGTGGATACAGGGCGGATGAGTATCAGGACTGGTTGCTGGACGGATTCAGACTGGCTACCTTTGGAGAGTATGGTCACGCTCTGTTTATGCACCTGTCACAACACAGTTCCAACTTCAATGAGAAAGCGGCAGAGAGGAAGTGGAACGAGTGTGTGAGGACTACACAGATGACCAAGGACTGTCTGGCTCACTACTACGCAGAGGCCAAGAAGAGACTTGGTTGTGATTGGAAGATAATCATCAGGAACAGTTGATTGCGGTTACGGTTGCGGAAGGGATGGAGGGGGTGCGGTGCTTACCCCAATAGGGATGGGGGCGAAGAAAGTTTTGAACATCGGCTCGAAACCTCCCCGCCTGACCCTTCTTCGAGAGAAATCCAGTTTTCACCCCCACGTAACAAAAATGTTACGGGATTTCAGGAGAAAAATCTACAAATATAAGAACATTTTTTGAAAAAAGCAATAGGTAAATTTGGAAATGTCAAAAAAATGTATTATCTTTGTAATGGAAACAGGGGACAACCCAAGACAATGACAAATTAAACAATACAAATTATGGAAATCAAATTTAATTTCTACAAGAGCGTGGACAACGCTTATGAGTTCAGCAGCGCAGTTGCTGACGTGTGTTTTTCCCAGGCCAAGTCTGGTGTGGTGAAGATCAAGTCCGAGAATGGTGTTAGCACCATTTACTTCGTGTACGAGGAGAAGTCCTGGCTGACTGGTGACAAGGACGAGGTGGTTATGATGATCGGTCGCTGTGAGGAGGGTTGTCTGAAGGATATGGGTATTCCGACGAACGGTCCTTACCTGAAGTTGAGTACCGCCGGACTTCATGACGAGAACAAGATTATCAAGGAGTGGAACTTTTAAGGAGGACCGGATTATGACAAAAGAAGAAATCAGGAATGCGGTGATGACTGCCGCCAAGAAGTATGGTTATGACTTGGTTATGACCGAGTTCAAGAATCTTGACAAGGAGGAAATCCTGAAGAGAATGGAGGATGACTTTAATCATCTTTATGATGGTGAAGATTTTTATGATCTATTTGACCGTATCCAAGTTGATGATGACACAAACCTGATGGATGTTATGGAAGAAGGTGAGGTGTTCAGTTATGACAATGTATCTGACTGGTATTCCATTGGAAAGAATGATGCCTGGAAGGAAATCCTTAGTAAGAACCTGATTAAGATAGATAACATTTATGTGGTTGGTGTTGATTACAATCGTCCTATGTCAGGGTTCAAGACGATTGTAACGGATTCCTTTGAAGATGTTGAACAGTTTGTGAGTCAGTGTGTATGGACTTATTCTGATGCTACCCTTGAGGTCTTCAAGAATGATAAACTCATAAAGCATTTGAATATTAAGAGGGGTTAAGGAGGACAAATTTCATAAATACAATATACAATAAAGAGGAAAACAATGAAGAAAGTAGTTTTTGAAAAGGACAAGATGTTGTTCTTCCCGATGGAGAACTTCGTACAGGATGCTGATGGTGTGATGGTGAATGTGCTCACCAAGAAGAATCTGATCTACAAGTTGTGCAGTTATGTGTCTTTCAACTGGATGGAGGATGTTGATTTCACCTGGCAGGGTGGAGGAGACAAGGTAACCATCTGGTGTCATCACCACCTGGGAGACCTGACCAATGTGTATCTGGTCGGTGTGATGTCCAAGGAGTGCTGGTTGAACTGTGGTTGGTATGAGGATACCGCCAATCCTATGAAGCTCCATATGGGGTGGAACAAGGAGACCAAGGTGTTTGATTTGGAGGATGGGATTCAGAAGGTTCTGGAATAGACTTTTGTTATCTTTACATAGAACGGTGAGACGTTCAAAATAACATTCATTTTATAACCTTTGAATTTCGACCAGGACCGCAGTGATGTGCTCCTGGTTTTGTTATTTTTTGGATATGAAGTATTTTGACAAGTTAAGGAACAGGGTGTACAACAGCGAGACCGGGACGCTGTTGAAGTGTTGTATGGATGTGGAGGAACTGGGAGACGGTTGGACGAGGAACACCTTGAGGAAGGTGATGTTGAAGAATGATGATGGTTTATACTTCGTGTACGTGTACAAGGTGACTGTTGACAGGCGGTGCAGGGTGCAGGATGTCCAGGAGTACATTGTACCTGTGAAGGAGGACTGGGTAAGAGAGTTTGTGAGGAGCACCCCTGACGTGTGGCCGCCGAATTGATTTGGAAATGTCAGGGAAAAGAGTTATATTTGTATACATTTTGAGGTTTTCTCAACTTGTAATTATTTAAAGGGTAAACCCAGGTAGCAGTGATGTTCCCTGGGTTTTTTGTTGTTGTATGATGTTTTGATATACTGTCACGGCAGATTATCAAATTGTCATATTTTATTTGGAAGTCTCGTAGTCGTTTCTTATCTTCGCTGTATGAAATGTTTAGTAATGATCAGAGTGTCCACAGAGGCACAGAAGCTGGAAGACCAGCACAGGGAGATGGATGTCTTCTGTCACAACGAGGGTTATGATGAACTTGTCTTTGTTGAGGACAAAGGGGCGTCAGCCATCAAGTTGAATGACCAGTACAGACTGATGATAGAGCAGGTGAAGGAGGAGATAGAGAAGGATCCCGGAATCACCTGTTTCGCTGTCTGGGAACTATCCAGGGCGTTCAGGAATGAACTGGTGTTCCAGCAGGTGAAGATGTTCCTGGTGGAGAGGAGGATTCAGTTCCTGGTGAAGAATCCCTATCTGAAGTTGTTGAATCCTGACGGGACTGTCAATAGCGGGATGGATATCGCAGTGACCTTGATGGCCACGTTGGCGAGACAGGAGATGGAGTTGAAGAAGGAGAGGTTCAAGAGGGCGAAGAAGGCTATGTCAGCCCAGGGAAGGTACACTGGTGGTCCCACTGTCAAGTTTGGATACAGGGTTGGAGAAGGAGGATATATAGTGATAGACGAGAAGGACTCCAAGTTAGTGAAGTTGATATTCGAGATGTACAGTACCGGGAAGTGGTCAGTGAGGAAGTTGTGGGATGAACTTACAGAGAGGGGTTATGTTATCAGTCTTCCATTGATAAACAAGATAGTTGCTGACAGGTCTTACATAGAAGGAAGGTATCCCAGGATGATCAGTCAGGATTTGTGGGACAGGTGTGAGGCGGTCAGGAAGAACAATTTCATTTCAATCCCGAAAGGGAACAAGCATTGTTTCGGAGCAGGTATCTTCAAGTGTCCAGTGTGTGGGAACAATATGATTCCTGATGGAGCGCAGTACAAGTGCAGACATCATAGGAGGTACAGCGCTCCGCCGTATTGTGAGAATGACCTTACTACAAGGATAGAGAACCTTGACGGTTTACTCTGGTTCCTGGCTGTCCAGGAGGAGACCAAGTACAGGATGAGGATGTTCAGGGAAGGAAAGGACGAGGTGGAGAAGGAGGCTGAAGTATTGAGGGAGAAGATAGGCGCGGCCAGGAAGAAGCTGGAAGGTATGGACGAGAAGAAGGGAAGGGTTATGGAACTTTATCTTGAGGGACACATGAAAAAGGAGGAAAAGGACAGAAAGCTCCTACAATGCGACGAAAATTCCAGGATGACCAAGAATACCATTTTGGAATTGGAAGAGAAACTTGAGGGGGTTCTGGCGATCCTGGAGGGTAAGGCGGAGGAGCTCCCGGATTTGGAGAAACTGAAGGGTATCTACGAGGGTGTGATAGGAGAATCCGACCTTAAGGAGATGGACAGGATAGTGAAGCGTCAGATAAGGAAGGTAACTGCTGTTAGGGGTGAGTTCAAGGGGAGGAAGAGCGCCCAGTTGATAGAGGTTGAGACTATGTATTCTGGAGTGAAGAAGTTCTACTATGTGGCGAGGGCATACAAGATGCATTACTTCTTCCTGACCGACGGTACGCCCTTGAGGACTGTAAGGAGGATAATCAGGGAACCTTTTGGAGAGGGTAACCCCAGGGCGTTCAAAAAAATCAGTGAGTGGTGATTTGTTATATTTAGAGTAGACCAATAACCTTTTGCTTCATAGATTGTTTGTATTCGGGCCATCCAATAGTGGGTGGCCTTCTTTGTTATATTTAGACTGTACATAAATAACTTATAAGATAAGATTTGACTATGAATTCAGAAGAAATGAAGCTTTACCAGAGGAACTACCAGAGGGAGTACAGGAGGAAGAAGCGTGAAGAGATGAAGAGGAAGAGGTTGGAGAACTACAGGAAGGAAGTTGTCAATGAGGGTGGAGAGGTTATTCTGCCTTTGAAGGACTTTCCAGGATACTGCGCCACGAACTATGGCAACATCGTCAGCATGAAGGGATCGGAAGGACCCCATTATTTGTCGCAGAGAACTACCAAGTACGGTTACAGGATAGTGATGCTGTCCTTGGATGGACTGTTGAAGAGTTACCAGGTTGCGAGACTGGTGCTGTCCACCTTCGTGGGTTATCCGGCAGACCCCTGGTTGTGCGTTGTAAACCATAAGGACGGTAACACCGAGAATTGCAGGCTTGACAACCTTGAGTGGCTGATTTGTCAGACCACCGAGGATTACGATCCCGCGGTTTCGCACCGCAGAGGCGTGTTGAAGCCCGAATCAACCAGACAGAAGATGACCATCGCCAAGTACAACCAGAGCAGGGAGAGCATCGAGAAGGGAATCATCAGCAGGCGTTTGACTATGGAGAGGTTGGGAAGATGGTAGACGAGGAACTGTTATATGGAAATTTGGAAAGTTATTGATGGATTTGATAGATACGAGGTATCATCAAATGGTAGAGTGAAGAGTCTGTATGACAATTTTGGTAGAAGAAGAGATAGGATATTGACTCTGAATCATCAGAAAACTGGTTATTATACTGTCACTTTGTGTAACAATGGTAAAAAACAAGTGACAAGCGTTCATAGACTTGTTGCAAAGGCATTTATACCAAATCCAAATTGTTATAATGTTGTAAACCATAAAGATGAGATAAAGACTAATAATAATGTTGACAATCTTGAGTGGTGTACTGTTAAATATAATAGTAACTACGGGACATCAAGAGAAAGATTGAGTGAAAGAATGACAGGAACACATTTAAGTGATGAATCAAAACGAAAAATTAGTGAATATTGGAGGAAAAGAAGAGAGGAGAAAACAGCGCCAAGAAATCTACAACTCACGTAGGTGGAAGGACTTGAGGCTGCTGATGATACAGGAGCACCCCCTTTGTCAAGACTGCCTTGAGAATGGAAGACTCACTCCGGCTGAAGAGGTGCATCACGCCATCAGTCCTTTTAGAAAAGGTTTGTCACCGGAAGAGAAGGAGAGGCTGGCCTTTGACCCAGAAAACCTGGTGTGTCTATGTAAAGAGTGTCACATCAAGCGTCATCACCATGATGACCCTATACAAATCAAACTTAAAAAGTATGAAGATTAGCGAGAAAACCCAGAAATACATTGATGTTATCAAGAGGGAGATGGAGAAGATTGGAGTTATGTCTGACGCCGACAGGGAGAACCTGGAGTTTTTGACAACACAGTTGGAACTCTACAACAGGGCGTTGGACGAGTTGGAGGACAAAGGTCTGACCTGTTATGACAAGGTAGGAAGACTGACGGTCAATCCTGCCTTCACCATCCAGAGAAGTGCTATGGTGAACATCTTGGGATTAATGAAGGAGTTGTCTATCAGCGCCAGACAGAGGAGGATGTTACTCAAGGATGACATGGCTGAAGAGCATGATCCACTTGATGACTTTCTTGCAGATATGAGAGGGGATAGGGATTAATGGAGACAGGATATATAGAATATGCCCGGGATGTGGTTGACGGGAAGATTCTTGCCTGTGAATATGTGATATTGACCTGTAAGAGGTTTTTGTCTGACCTGAATAATCCTGATTTGGTGTTCAAACCAGAAAAGGTTGAAACTTTCGTAAAGTTCGCATCGCTGTTCAAGCACATAAAGGGAGAATGCGGAGGTAAGAGCGTCCATTTTGAGGGTTGGCAGTTGCTGATTGTGGCGTCGATATTTGGTTTCTTCAGGAGGGACACGGGAAGAAGGAAGTACCTGTCATCCTACATAGAGGTTCCGAGAAAGTCTGGAAAGTCTTTCCTGGCCTGTGTTATGTGTCTTTTTGCCCTGATTTGTGACGGTGAACCCGGTGCGGAAGTTCTTATCGCTGCGAACTCTGCGAAACAGGCGTTTGAGGTGGATTATGAGACGGTATCCAAGTTGGCGAGACAGCTTGACCCGAAGGGCAAGAGGATGAAGCATTATAGGGATTCCATCAGGATAGAATCTACAGGATCCAAACTATTGGTGTTGGCGGCGGACTCATCCAGGATGGACGGATTCAACTGTTCCTTCGGGTTGATAGACGAGTTCCACGAGGCGCCGGACACCAAGGTGGCGGATGTCATCAGGTCTTCTATGGGTATGAGAAAGAACCCGCACCTGTGTACCATCACAACCGCCGGTCTTGACAAGAGTCTTCCCTGTTACGACCTTCACAATTATGGGATAGAAGTACTGAAAGGTACGAAGACGGACGAATCTATGTTCGTGATGATATTCACCCTGGATGAGGGTGATGACTGGTTGGATGAGAGGGTATGGAAGAAGGCTGCCCCGAACCTTGGAATTACCACGAGTATAGACTTCTTGCGGGATATAGTGAACACCGCCAAGCAGATGCCTTCAAAGGAGATAGAGGCGAAGACCAAGCAGTTTGACATATGGTGTGACAGTAGTACTGTCTGGATTCCAGAGGAGGTTGTCAGGAAGAACATGAGAAAGCTGGATATGGGTGACTTCATAGGGGACAACAGGTATCTGTGTTATGTAGGTCTTGACCTGGCGTCTGTGTCAGACCTTACTGCGTTGAGTTTTATGTTTGTGAATCCGGAGACTGAGGAGTACTTCTTCAAGACATTTTACTATCTTCCCAGGAAGGCGCTTGAAGGTAAGTTCAATGGAGAGTTGTACAAGATGTGGAGTTCAAAAGGGTATCTGATATTGACTGATTCAAAGACCACGGATTACAACTATTTGAAGAATGAACTGTTGTATTGGTATAACAACCTGGAAATCAGCGGTATATTCTATGATGCCTGGAACTCTACACAGTTGGTCAATGACCTGATAAACGAGGGTCTTCCTATGTATAGTTTCAGTCAGAGCATAGGTCATTTTTCCCGCGGTACGAAAGAATATGAAAGGTTGATTTTGAGTGACAGAGTGACTCTTGACCAGAACCCGATCACCCGCTGGTGCCACGACAACGTTGAGTTGAAGATAGACCAGAACGGTAACTGCAAACCACTGGGTCAACACAATGCCGCCAAGATAGACGGAGTTATAGCGGAGTTGACCGCCCTTGGTGGTTATCTTGACCAGGTATATGGAGTCCAGCAGGCGTTTGTAATTCCAAATAGCAAATGACATAAATAAAAATGTAATATAGTTGTAATTTATTGCCATAAATTTTTGTGTTTTATGTTTCCCAGGTCCGGCCGTGAGGTCCGACCTGGTTTTTTGTAAAGAAAAAGACTTGGATTAAAGTCCAAGTCTTAATTTTTCCCTATGTTTTCTTGTGTATTCCCTGAATTTTTCTTTATGAGCATCACGCCAAACCTTATTCTGTTCAAGAATTTTATCCCTGTTTTTTTGATACCGTTCCTGATTATATTTTCTTCTTCTTTCTTTTTCATCTATACCACATCTTTCAGGATTCCAGTGTCCATTTCTAATGTTTGTATCAAACATATTTTGAATGTGATGACCATAATTTGAGTTGTATTTGGGGGTACAGAACTCAAGATTTTCAAGCCTGTTATCATTTTTTATTTCATTGATGTGGTTTATTTGAGTCATATGTTCAGGATCAGGATTCATGTCAAAAGAGTTCTTGACAAGCACATGGGTATAATATGTCTTTTTAACACCATTTTTGTAAAGATTTGTTTGTAGATAATTCTGATAGTTTTCAGTCTGTTTCAGAATCCTATTAGTCCTTACATTCCTGACTCTACCTTCTGAACTTACTTCATAGAGTCCTTCATAACCTTTTATTTCTTTCCATATTTCCATACACTAAACATAACAAAGGATGCCCCAAAAAACATAAATATTGATATAAAAAAATTGATTTTTATGGGACTTTTTAACAAAAAGAAACCCAGCACAGTAGAACCTGAAAAGAGGTCAATTGTCGAGGAGAGTACAGGGTGGGGTATCGCACTCAATTACAATGGATACAGCACATACAAGACTTCTCAGTCATTGGCATTGTCGGCAGTGTATAGATGTGTTGAGGTTATCACGAACAGTGTAGCGTCCTTGCCTGTTAAGTTATACAGGGTAGATGAGAAAGGGTATAAGTATGAAGTTAAAAATGACCTTTCTTATATCCTCAGCAAGAGACCTAATAAGAAGATGAATGCCTACACCTTCTACAAGTTGATGGTGAGGGACATTTTGATGTGCGGAAATGCCTATGCCCTTATTATGAGGGATGGTAAGAATGTGGTTGGATTGAACTATATTCCAGCTGGACTGGTCAGTCCGATAGACAAGATTGATCACATAGAGTATATGGTGACTGGAATTAAGGGAGCAGTACGTCAGGAGGATATGATACATTTCCTTAATTACAGTGAGAATGGAGTGTATGGTATCAGTGTCTTGACTCACGCCAGAAGGGTGTTGGGCATCGCTGATGCTGGTGATACTGCTGCGAAGAATTTCTTCCAGTCGGGTGGTTGTTCATCTGGATTTTTGAAGTTCAATGGGCCAAGCAGTGGGAAACAAAGAGACGAAATCCTAAGCGCCTGGAATCAGGCCACCGGAGGTCCAAACAACGGACCTAATGGAATACCAGTCCTGCCATCCAACGTTGATTATACACAGCTGTCAGTGGATCCTGCAGACAGTCAGTTACTTGAATCAAGACAGTTCAGCGTGGTTGAGATTTGTAGGTTTTTTGGCCTTTCACCTACCAAGTGTTTTGACTTGACTCACGCTTCCTACAACAATTCAGAAATGGCTGAACTTGCCTTCTTGAATGACACCCTTCGTCCTTTGTTAACCAAAATTGAGATGGAACTGGAAATCAAACTCTTCAATAGGGAAGATAATATGGACATCAAGTTCGACGTCAATGAACTGTTGAGAACAGACAAGAAGAGTCAGGCAGAATACTTCCAGAAACTCTTTAATATGGGTAGTATGTCACCTAATGACATCAGGAAGGAACTGGATATGGAACCAGTTGATGGTGGTGATATTAAAGTTGCCCAGGTCAACCTGACCTCCATCAAGAACCTTGAGACCATCAACTACACCGCTGACAACAGGTTGAAGGAAGATAATAACGAAAATAACCAGGAGAATAACAATGATTAAGCGTCTGTCGAAACATAATGATTATAAGGACATTATCAAGAGTTGTCCTTCAGGAGTGATAGATGACATCTACGCCATCGAGTATTACATCCAGGGATACAACACAGTCATCCAGGCCAACTTCACAAAGAAGGGTACTATGTTGGAGGTGATAATCCCTTCAACCGACCTGGAGACTCTTCCAAACGGTATCCTTATGAGAAGGGCTTACTACAAAGTCCTTGATGCTTCCTATCCTGACGGTTACTACAACCTGGAGTTCGAGGACAATATGAACGTGTGGATCGGTGAGAACGAGAGCGAGGAACCTGTCATCCCGGAGTATGTGACGGATGAGGAACTTGCAGAGACACTTGATGGTTATGTGACAAGTGAGACTTTTCGTGGTGCAGTTAATGCTCTTGACACTCACATAAATGCTGTTGAGAATAGTTTGTCAGATTATGTTACTGACCAGACATTTGGTGGATTTGTGAACAATACTGAATCCAGATTTCAGGATATAGATGCTCACTTACAGTATACTGATGACAGAGTGACAGCACTGGAACAGAGTCCAGGAGGAGTATCACGAGAACAGTTTAATGACCATGTGGTAGCAAATAACGAGTCATTCCATATCTTACAGATGGAGACACAAGATCAATCACATAGAATCAGTGCTCTTGAGAACGCCGGATTCGCCACGCAGCAGGATTTGGTTGCTGTCGCCAAACATATAGATGATAAAGCAGATGACATTCAAAATCAGGTTGACGGTCTTGACCAGAGAGTGACAGACCTTGAACAGGGTGGAGGTGGTGGAGGTGCTTCCTGGGGTTCTATCACAGGAGACATTGCAGACCAGTCAGACTTGATGGATGAGTTCAATCTTGATAGAGGCAGGTTGGATGACTTGGAGAACGGTACATTGGTTCCTACTGGTACTGCCACTGAGAGTTGGGTACAGAACCAGGGTTATATAACAAGTACTGATTTGTCTGGATATGCCACTGAATCATGGGTACAGCAGCAGGGTTATCTTACACAACATCAGGATTTGACAGGATACGCCACACAGAGTTGGGTACAGCAGCAGGGTTATCTTGACAGTTCAGACCTTTCAGGATATGCCACACAGAGTTGGGCGACAGACCAGTTCCTTGAGGAGAACAAGGTGTGGTGCGGTACGGCTGCGCAGTGGAACAATCTTACCGCAGAGGAGAAGGCTTCATATAAAATTGCATTGGTTACTGCATAATGGTTACGATCTATGGAAATAGTATAAGCGGTGGTTTCACCAGCGGTACTCCGCTGGTGGCCATCTACACATACGGTTGTCAGGTGTGGCCAGTGGAGGAGTCCTGGACCGGACCGTGGCCCGGACCGGAGGTACATCCTGGGGATTTCTATGTGAGATGGACTCCTTCCACTGCTCAAGGTTATTTCTTCGGAGGTAACCTTGAGGACTATGGAGGGTATTATGAACTTTCACGTAGTATAATTCCTAACGTTGGATTTGATAATTGTACTGAAATGGTCACGGTTGAAACGACGGCATTGAGTATAGGTATTCAAGCGTTCACAGGATGCACCAGTATCACTTCCGTCAATCTGCCTCATTGTACATCTGTTGGAAGGTCGGCTTTTTCAGGGTGTCTTAATATCCAAAGTGTGTCTATGCCTGAATGTACCTGGATCAGTCCTTGGGCTTTCACATACAATACGCAGTTGAGCGCTGTAGTTCTTCCAAATGTTGAGTACGTAGACCAGTATGCATTTGCCAGTTGTTATAGTCTGGGATATATAATGCTTGGAAGGAATTGTGGTATGGTTGGTTCTCATGCATTTGACAGGGCTGGGATGAGTACCGGAAACAATATGGTATACTCGATGAAACTGTCTTATGCTGGATCTGGTATTTGTGTGTTCGGGACTCAGACCAGTTTCGTCGTTCAGAACCTTTATGTTCCTTGGTGGAAGACCGATCAGTATTCTAACTGGGCATACTTGTCAAATACTGGGAACATATATGGATACTACTATGTGAGTTATCCAGGTTATTATTCAGAGGAGTCATATGGTACGTTGAGTTCATCTGGTATCTTCGGTTCCGCTGGTGTACCTTCCTATTTTGAGACTGACGCCGGAGTAGTTGCGAGGGGGATGAATGACACTCCTTCACCTTTTGAGAATAACAGTACTCTCGTATCCGCTTCTATGTCACAGCTGATTACTGTTTCTGCCAGGGGTTTCTATTCCTGTACGAACTTGAGAGAACTGTATGCACCGAAGTTACAGGAGATATCAGGTCATGCGTTTACAGGTTGTACATCATTGGAGTATATGGACATTCCTAATTGTTCTGTCATAGGAAACAGTGCTTTCTTCGGATGTACTTCATTGTCTTATATCATGTTGGGATTGAGTTCATGTGAACTCGGATCATATGCATTCTATGGATGCAGCAACCTTCAGTCCATCTTGGTGCCTTCATCCTATGTGGAGGATTACAGGTCCGCCGTCAATTGGAGTGACTATGCAAGTCTGATAGTAGGATATGGTTCAGAACCAGGTCCGGAACCTCAAACTGAAACGATAGACTTCAGTACATTCGGTCTTGTTGATAGGGAGGTTGTAGATTATGATCAGAGTGGAAAGACATTTGCTGGTGACAGTTGTGAAGTCAAGTTTACGATTTCAGGTAGTGGTACGAAAGCCACCTATTACATTGCCCAGAGTGCTGTCAGGATTTATAACAATTGTAGTGTTGTCATAGAGTCAGACAGGGTGATAAGTTCAGTAAAATTCACGTGGTCTTCTTCTTACAAACCCACCACTGATGACGCCAATCCTCAAGGATATGACCCTAATACTGAAACTTGGACAGGTAGTTCCAATTCTGTCACGTTGACAAAAACTACTACAAGTAACTGGAGATTGATTTCAGTGACGGTAACATATGAATAGTTGAAATTCACCCCCGGACATAGCGTCTGGGGGTTTGTTATTTTTAACATAAATAACTTATAAGAAAGTTAGTTATGAAGAAGTTATCTATTCTTGTACCCCATTACAACGAGGGTGAAGAGGTAATCAGACCTCTTCTTGATTCTATCCAGTTCCAGCAGAACGTGGATATGTCCACCATAGAGGTGGTGATATGCGACGACGGTCCTGACGCCTTCCTGTTGTCTGATGAATTCCTGTCAGGATACTCCTATGACATCCAGTATCACAGGGAGGAGAAGGGAGGAGTGTCCCAGATGAGGAACAAGGCGTTCCAGTATTCTACAGGAGAGTATGTCTGTTGGTGCGACTGCGATGACCAGTTCTATCATTGTCTGGCGTTCTGGTTCATCCTGAAAGAGACCACCACTCCTATGCAGGTACCGGTCAACGGAGTGCCAACTACAGTAAACGGGTTCGACGCTTTGTACAGCGTGTTCCTGGAGGAGGGAAGGAATCCTGAGACTGGTGAGACCTATTTCCTTGACAGGAGTGACGGTTTTCAGTTCATCCACGGCAAGGTATTCAAGAGGGATTTCCTGGTGAGGAACGACATCCATTTCTTCCCTGAATGCACCATCCACGAGGACAATGTGTTGAATGCTGAAGTCCAGGCCTGCACCCAGAACATCAAGTGGAGTCCTGTTCCTTTCTATCTGTGGAAGTGGAGGGACAACAGCGTATGCAGGAGGGATCCTCTTTACTTGAAGAAGACCTATCCTGATTTGATTAAGAGTTCAGACTATCTGGTAGGTTGGTTGACGTCCAAGACCAAGTTCGACAAGGCCAGGGAGTGCGTGGTGAGCATCACCCTTGACGCCTATTACACCTTCTGTCATCCTTCCTGGAAGGAGATAAAGACCCAGGAGTACCGCGACGGTGCGGAGCGCAGGTTCGCGGAATACTTCAAGAAGTGGGAGTACCTGTGGAATGAAGCTCCTGACCAGATGAAGATGCAGATAAGTTCCGGAATCAGGCAGAGGACAGTGATGCAGGGTATGGAGATGGAGACCGAAACCCTTGACCAGTTCCTGAAGAGGATTAAGGAAATCCCATAAATAAGGTAAAAGCGCTTTATTTACAATGATAGATATTAAGAAGTATGAACTTTCGACTACGGGAATCGATGCCTGCAAGGGTAAATTGGTTCCCGGAATTGTTGCTACCTGGGGTGAGATCGTTGGAGATGTCACCAAGCAGGAGGACTTGATTGATTGGGTCGAGGGACAGGGTTATCTTACCGAACACCAGCCTATCAAGACCGTGAACCATCAGAGTCTTATTGGAGAAGGAGATATAGAGATAGAGGCTGTTGTACCGGACTACTATGCCACCAAGCAGTGGGTTGAAGACCAGGGTTATCTTACCGAGCACCAGAGTCTTGAAGGATATGCGACGGAGGACTGGGTTGAAGGTCATGGTTATCTGGTCCAGGATGATTTGAGTCAGTATGCCACCAGACAGTGGGTTGTAGGAAGAGGTTATATCACAAGTTCCGCCCTTGAAGGATATGCGACAGAACAGTGGGTTGGTCAGCAGGGATACGCTTCCGATACGGGCTTGACTTCTTTGACCGCCAGGGTGAGCGCCTTGGAGACCAACTACGGCGATGCCATCACAATAACAAACAACATTCTCGGATAATGAGCCAGCTAACTGATAATTTGAATATGATCGCTTCCATCAAGAGCGACATCAAGGATGCGATCGAGGCCAAGGGCGTCGATATGACAGGTGTGTCCTTCGGCGGTTATGCTGACAAGATCGGTGAGATTACCACGCAGTTCGTGACTGAACAACTTACAGTTACATCCAATGGAACATACACACCCGGACAGGGAGTGGATGGATACAGTCAGGTGACAGTGAATGTGTCACAGAGTGTGACTGGATATACACAGAAGGATGTGACAGAGGCTAATTTCGGTATTAGTATTCTTAGTAATAGTGCAAGTTATGTGGCAAGTGGAGCATTTTTTTCATATAGCAAATTACAGCAAGTAAATCTTCCAAATTGTATATCAGTATATGATAATGCTTTTAACACATGTACTTCATTAAGTTATGTATATCTTCCAAGTTGTCAGAGTATAAGAGGATATGCATTTAGTTATTGTGTATCTTTATTATCTCTTAATCTTCCAGAGTGCTTAGAAATAAATCAACAGGCATTCGGCAATTGTAGAAGATTATCAGAAGTTAGTTTACCAAAATGTAGTATACTCAGAGACTATGTATTTTATTATTGTAGTAGTCTAACAAGAGTTGATCTTCCTGTATGTTCCTTACTTAATGCATATGTATTCGCCCAGTGTGGTTCTGGATTAAGTATGTTAATACTTCGTTCTACGTCTGTATGCAAGTTAAATGGAGGTAATCTTTTCTGGGGAACAGACAATTGCAGTATATTTGTTACTAAAAATTTGTTGGCGTCTTATAAAACTGCGAATAACTGGAGTTCGTATTCTGATAGAATCTTTCCTATTGAAGATGATTTTGAATTCAGTAATGGTCTTGTTACTGGTTGGGCAACATCAATGGATTCAGGATACCTTAACACTTTGGGTATAAATGCAAATGATGTTATAAGTGTGAGTATGCAATTCCTGACAAGTATATCTTCATCAACATTTATGAATCACCAGAATCTGACATCTGTAAGTATTAGTTTGGTTGAAGAATATCCTGATGATTTATTTAATGGTTGTACAGGACTTACAGAGTTCAGCGTAGGTGTATCTGCACTTGGTGATAGAGTCTTTGCTAATTGTACTGGATTGGAGAGAGTTGAAATAACTTACGACAAAGATATTGTAACAGCAGGTTCTGATTTATTCTTAAATTGCCCAAACTTATCAGAAATAGGAATTCCTTACCAGTTATATAGTGATTATTTGGAAGCCCCTGGATGGAGTGAATATAGTAGTTTAATGTTATCTTTCATGCCACTACTGGCATTCTCGAATGGTCTTGTCTATGGTAGGACTACTACCATTGATTCAACTTACCGCCAGACTCTCGGTATCACTTCCAACCAGGTCGTTTCCGTGTCGCTTCCTAATTGTGTGTCTGTTGGAAAAAGTACATTCTTGGAGTGTCACTCTTTGAAGGATGTGTATCTTCCTAATTGCGAGTACCTGTCTAACGGAGCATTCTATGGAGCCAACAATATGAATGGTATAGATCTTCCGAAGTGTTCGTTCATAGGAGACTATGCCTTCTACTGGTGTAATTTCTCGATGTCATATATTAAATTGGGGTACAGCGGAGTTTGTACTTTGGAAGGAGGTAATGCCTTAAATCAGACGGGTGCTTTGAGGTCTATCTATGTTCCTGCATCACTTGTTTCAGATTACAAGGTTGCCTCCATCTGGTCACTTAGGTCATCCATGATTCTTCCGATCCCAGAATAGGGGAACCCATAAATATAAGTACAAGTGAGGTTAATTATGGGTCAGAATAAAGTTCCAGTTGTAGATTGTAACAAAAAGGGTCATTGGATAGCGTTCTTCATATGTCTTTCCGTATCAATTTTCTTGATGGTAGGAAGTGCAATTGTTCCTCCGCCTTTTGTAGTTGATGCTTCTATCTTCAAGTGTGTGGCCTGGTTGTTCGCATTCGCGGCATTGTCCCAGATACCTTCATTGGTGAATTCAGGAAAGACTGCAAAAATCCAGCATGGTAACATCAGCGTCACCGTCTCGGACCAGGAGGAACAGGAGGAACCGGTTGACGAAGATGAGGAAATCATAAATAATTAAAAGACTTTAATTTGAACATGAACGATATTGAAGTAAGAAACTTCAACATAGAGTTGAGAGAAGATGGTGAGTCCAGGTTCGTGGAGGGATATGCATCAGTGTTCAATTCCAGATCCAGGGACCTCGGAGGTTTCCAGGAAATCATCCTTCCCGGTGCGTTCGACGGACTCATTGAGAAAAGTGACGTTAGATGTCTTCTTGACCACAATCCCCAGAGGGGTATCCTTGCAAGAAGCAAGAATGGTCAGGGTAGTCTTCACCTTTCAATTGATGAGAGAGGACTGAAGTACGAATTTGACGCTCCGCATACCGCACTCGGCGACGAGGTGGTTGAAGGACTCAAGAGAGGTGACTACAGTGAGTCATCCTTCGCTTTCAGGGTACAGGATGAGCAGTGGACCAAGGAAGAGGATGGTACATACTTGAGAACCATCAGTAAGATTTCAGGTCTGTATGATGTGTCTATCGTCCAGCAGGCTGCTTATGGTGACACCAGTGTGGCGCTCCGTTCCCTGGATGAGTTCAAGGCACAGGAAGTACCTGCCCAGGATCCTGTAGAAGAGACACCTGTTGATGAGACTCCTGTTGAAGAAAGAGAAATAAAAGAACCAGAGGTACAGGAAGTACCTGAACCGAAGGAAGAAAGAAACAATATATCTAATACAAAAAATATTCATATGAGTAAATTTTCACTTATCAAAGCTATCAATGATGTTGTGAACAACCGCAACATCAACGAGGACGCCCTTTCAGTCATTGAGATGGGCGCAACAGAGATGAGGAAGTCTGGTCTTTCTTACAGTGGTCAGATTCAGCTTCCTGTAGAAGAGAGAGCGGATACCGACAACGCTATCGTCGCTACCGTCCAGACCCAGGGTCAGGAAACCGTAGAGACAGAGAAGCTCAACATCCTTGAACCACTTCGTGGCAAGTCTATCCTTTCAGAGGTTGGTGCTACCTTCCTCACAGGTCTTGTAGGTAATATTTCTATCCCGAAATACAGTGGAAGCACTGTTGGTTGGAAGGGTGAGATGGCTGCTGCTGACAACGGTATGGGTGAATTCGACTCCATTGAGTTGAGCCCGAAGCGTTTGACCGCTTACATCGACATTTCCAAGCAGTTCCTTGTCCAGGACAGCGTAGGTGCTGAGGAAATGCTCCGTTCAGACATCGTGAATGCTCTTGTCGCCAAGCTCGAGCAGACCATCTTTGGTGATGCAGCTGGTGACGCCACCAAGCCACAGGGTATCTTCTACAACGCCGAGGAAGTCAATCCTTCTTATGCTGCTGTTTGTGAGGCCGAGGCTGATGTCACTGATTTCAGCGGTAACAAGAGATTCGTTATGAGTCCTTCTATGAGGGCGCAGTTCAAGCAGACAACCATTTCTGGTGAGAAGTCTGATTTGAGACTCCTGATGGACGGTAATGAGGTCAATGGTTATCCGGTGAGCACTTCTTCAAATGTCCTTTCAGAAGGTTGGGCATTCGGTGACTTCCGTGAGTTGGTAGTCGCACAGTGGGGTTCAATCGACATCGTGGTCGATCCTTACACCCTCGCTACCAAGAACGCTATCCGTCTGGTCATCAACGCCTTCTTCGACGCTGCTGTCCGTAGGGATGGTGCTATCCTCCCTTATGTAGGTGGCGGTTCTGAATAATCACTAACTTTCTTCTTTTTCCTCGGGGACTGGGAAATTCGTCCCGGTCCCCTTTAATATAATCAAAACTTTTTAAGATGTACCTTTCCATTGATGATGTCAAAAGACACCTTATAATCGACCACAATGAGGACGACCTTTACCTGGCAGACCTTATCACCGTAGCAGAGGATGCGGTGAGGAGAGACCTGAACCTGTACTCCTTGAAGGAGATAGAGGATTGTTCAGGGATGCTTCCGGCTTGTGTCACCCAGGCTATGTTACTCTTGATAGGTACTCTTTACAACAGCAGGGAGAGCGTGATGTACGGTAACATACCACATCCGGTTCCTCATTCCTATGATTACCTGTTGGATTTGTGCAGGAACTATATCAACAAAGCGTAAAGGAGATGAGAGCGGGTTTACTGATGGAACATATATCCTTCTACAAGTTGGAGAAGGTGAAGACGGAGACAGGCAGCGAGGACAACACCTATGTGTTGGACCACAAGTGCAGGGCCAGGGTAACCTATTTGAGCGGAGACAGGGTGAATGAGAACGGTGACATCTTCTACTCCAGTCATGTGGTGTTCGAGATAAGACAGGGGTTGGAGTTTGATGAACTGTACAGGATTGAGTGGGATGGAGATATGTACAGAATCCTGAGCATAGAGAAGAACAAACGCAATCAAAGCATTAAGATAGTAGGAGATAAGGTCAATGAGTAACGGAGAAATCAGGGTAGACGACAAGGAGGTAATCAAGGCGCTCGCCAACCTGTCCTTCAAGCAGATGAACAAGGCATACAGGACAGGTATGAAGAAGGCACTTGACCCCATCCTGAAACAGACCAAGGTCAACTTGAGGAGTTCAGGTATCAGGAACGTGAACAAACCGTACATAGGCAAGAACGGAAAGAAGTACAAGTCTATGTTGCAGGGTGTGAAGACGAGCGTCTATATCGGGGACACAGAGGACAGTTGGGGAAAAGTCCACATCATGTCTGAATTTCGTCTGAAGTTTTTTGAGAAAGGAACAAATGAGAGACATACAAGAAAGGGATGGAAAAGGGGTTCTATAACACCCAAGTGGTTCTTCAGGAATGCAGTGAACCAGAAGGGTAAGGAAGCCACTGATAATCTGGATGAGAACATCCGGGATGCCATCCTTAAAGCCTGGAATAAGAAATGACTAATCAATCAAGACTTTTTAATGTTGGTAGGTTAATCTACCCGAAACTGAACAGCATATGTTCCACCTATCCGTTGGTGGCCGAAAATACTGTGAAATTTCCTTTTGCTATTTACAGGACTACGGCTACGAGACCGCAGAACTCCAAGGACGGGATATATGACTGGATCTACAATATAGAAATCAGAGTGGTATCTGACAAGTATGACGTGGCGTGCGACCTGTCCATCCAGATGGCGGATGCACTGGCGGAATTTGAGGACACTCTTGATTTGAGGTTCGAGGAAGTGTCAGAGGATTATCTGGATGACGCTTATGTCAGAACCATAAATATCGTGATATCAAAATAATAAACTAATAGTACTATGAGTATCTGTAAAGGAAAGAAACTTATGGTCTTCCTCAAGGAAGGTGACGGTACTTACAAGTCTATCGCGTTCGCTACGAACCATACTTTGAGTACTTCTGCTTCAACCATCAGTGTTTCACATAAGGACTTGGCTGACACAGCATCAGGTTCTGGTAAGTGGGCTTCACAGGATATTGATGAGCTGAGCTGGACCATAACATCAGAAAATCTTTATGCCAACACAGGTGAGGGATATACCTTCGCTGACCTGTTCAACTTCTATGCTGCCGGCACAGAGCTTGACATCAAGTTCGCCGTGGCGGATAACAGTACAACGGGTGTTCCGACGGGTGGCTGGGTACCACCGGCATCTGGCACTGTGCTTCAGGGTAAGGCTGTCATCAGCTCATTGGACGTAAACGCCCCCACTGACGAAAACGCCTCCTTCAGTTGCACACTCACTGGCAAGGGTCCGTTGAGCGTGGCTGCCTAATCAAACACTTGAGAACAACAATTGAGGATGACCTTTCCAGGTCATCCTTTTTCATACCCATAAATATAGGTAGTAAATAATTAAAGTAGAAAGTTATATGATTACAATTCAAGACAAATCCTATGAGTTCAAATACTCGCTCCGTGCTATGTTCGTGTTCGAGTCTATCACGGACAAACCATTTGAGGTAAAGACATTGTTCGACACCTATGTGTTCTGTTATTCCTGTCTTGTTTCCAATCCTGACAATCCCACTCTTGATTTCAACGACTTCATCGACTGGTGTGAGAAGTACCCTGAAGTGATGGAGGAGTTCAACAAGTTCATCGAGTCACAGACCAAGGTGAAGGAGACTGTATCCCCTAAAAAAAAAGCGGGGAGACCGAAGAAAAGCTGACCATAAAGGAGATGTACTGCACCCTGGTGTTGAGGTGCGGTCTTGATCCTGGTTATGTCCTTGACAGGATGGAACTGTATGAGATTGTAGCAATACTTGAGAACATCTGGATGAAGGACAAGGAATCCTGGGAACAGGCGAGACTCCAGGCATATTCAACAGGAAACATGAAGGAATCCATCACCTTCCCCTGGGAGAAGGTGGAGAAAGAAAAGGTACAGGACACCAAGGCTGACAGGGAAGCGCTGATGAAGGAGATGAAGGAGTGGGAGAACTATATGAATAATAAGTAATTAGATAATGGCAAATAATTTAGTCGTTCAACTCCTGCTAAAGACAGGAACATTTTCAACAGACCTGAAGACTGCCAGAGGTCAGATTCAGAATTTCCAGCAGGGGTGTTCCACTGCCGGTAAGTCATTGGACGCCTTCGGTAAGGGACTGGGAATCAACATAGGCGCTATAACCAAATTCGGTACTGTCATAGGTATCGCCGCAGCCGCAGGTAAGGGTTTCAAGGACATTATGGAAAGCACCCAGAGTACATCTGACGCCTTCTATGGAGCCATAGAGGGATGTAAGGGTGTAGTGGAGGCCTTCAAGGTGTCCTTGGCAACCGCTGACTTTTCTTCATTCCAGAACGGACTGTGGTCTATCTTTGACGCAGCCAAGGCAGCCAGGGATGCATTGGATGACCTGGGTGATGCCCAGCTCGCTTATGGTTACAAGTCCACCAAGAACAGAAGGGAGGCTCTGGAACAGGAGAACATCTACAAGACTGCCACTGACCCTGCCGTGAAGGAGGCTGCCAGACAGAGATGGGAGGAGATTGTGAAGGCACAGGAAGAGGCTGCCGCCAACTACAGTTACAAGAACCTGAACGCCTTGAGGAGTACTGTCGCTGCCAGGAACACCAATATCCAGGGTAAGGATGTCACCATAGATGTTTTGGAAGAGGCTCTTGGTATCTTCGAGTCGGCTGATTCAGACAAGAGGAAGGAAGAGGCCAGGAGGAATGCAGACAAGGTGAAGAAGGAGGCCAGGAAGTACAAGGAAGACTCCAAGAGGGAACAGTACTATGCACAGCACCAGAGGGAACTTGTCCTTGACGCACTGTTACAGATGAAGGGTGACACCATCGAGGCTGTAGTCAAGGAAGCACAGGCGGCTGACGCTGCGAAGGCAGAGGCCGCTTCTATGAGGAAGACCTTCAACAGGGCCACTTTTGGTAAGACAACCACAGGTGGTAGCGGAGGTAGCAAGAGCGTCAAGGAGGAAATCCAGTTACAGGAGGAATCCTATTCCTGGTGGAGTAAACTGGCCCAGAAACTAAAGGAACACAGGGATGCTGAGGTCTATGATTCCGCACAGTGGAACGCCTACAATGACGAACTGGAAGAGGCTGTGAAGAAGATGGAACATATTAACGCTCTGACCGAGAGAGCCAAGACCAATGCCAAGTACGGTACTGAAATACTGACTCCTATCACAGGACCTAACCTGACAGGACAGGTGGTGAACACCAAACCTTCAGGTCTGGCGGAGGACATCAAGAAGGAGTATGAGGGTCTGTCCATCAACGAGTTGAACGAGAAAATCAAGATGTACAAGGAACTGGCCTCCAGTGTGGCAGGTAACTCCAAGGAACTGGCCTTCTATAACCAGCAGATAGCGGTTCTCGGTGACAGGGTGAAGGAACTGGAAGGTGTAGGAATCCCGGAGGTGAAGAAGGAGACCATCAACACCTGGGATGAGTTCAATTCTGCGATGGCGAATACGAGTACGATCGTGAGTTCCCTGACCAACACCTTCAAGGAGGGTAGTGAGCTGACCGCTGCATCCATCCTGTCTATGGTGAGTACCGCACTTCCTGCCCTTGGTAGTCTTATATCAAGCATTGAGGCATTGACAGCAGCTGAAGCAGTGGAGGCAGGTGTGGCAGCCACAGGTAAGGCTGTGAGTTCTTCCAAGCACTGGATAGAGGCCATAGCAGCTGTAGCCGCATTGGGCGCTACGGTTGCGGCCGCACTCGCAAGCGCCAGGTCACAGAGGTCACAGAGGTTCGCCAACGGCGGTATAGTTGGTGGTTCTTCGTTCACAGGTGACAGGGTTACCGCCAACGTCAATTCCGGTGAGATGATACTCAACAGGAGTCAGCAGGCCAGACTCTTCCAGATGGCCAATTCAGGAGGTATGGGAGGTCAGGTTGAGTTCCACATCAGCGGTACCGAACTGGTAGGAGTATTGAACAACAACACAAGAAAGAATAAATTGATAAGATAATGGCTTCTGAAATTTTACTTCACAGCGGTGAGTTCCTTGACCATAATGACAATATGGTCAAGGTTACCTTTTACAAGAGGACTGACCTGAACGCCGATCCGAGTTCTTTCCATTTCGGAGTGTACGGTGACAGGGTGAGACTGAAGATATGGTCGAGGGTAGGAAGTGCCAGGCTTAGTGATATGGGATTCGGAGACTGGCTGGACTACCAGAGCGTAGGATCCTGGCCTATCCCAGGGTCAGACTACTACTATTATGTCTATGACATCGTGTGTTCCGCCAACCAGACCGGTGAGGACAGGAATGAGACCTTGAGGGTGTACATAGAAGCTGGACAGGGAGTCGGTGAGTACATAGAAATCCCTGTCCTTCAGGACGGTGCCGAGAACCTGGTGGTGAGTCCCAATTCCATAACCTGGATGCCTTCAGGAGGTACTAACGGTCTGGTCGCCACCTGGAACTATGGAGGCGAGCCGGAGTTTGTTCTGGTGTATGTACAGGGTGAGGCGGGATGGTTGACCGCACATCAACCCAATGTCACTGATGGTAGGAAGGAACAGACCTGGACCGCTTCCGCCAACAATACTGGTTCTTCCAGGACCGCGAAGATAAACGTCTATCAGGGAGGAGTGATAGAGAAGGTAATAGGACTGTCACAGTCATCACAATAAATCTAAAAGAGTATGGAGAATGATTTGAAATTTTCAGGTGAATCGCCTGTAGTCATCAACTATAACGGAAACGCGGAGGACATCTATGCTCCTGTCAGGACTTCTTCCGCAGACATCAACATCGTGACGGACAAGATTCTGGACGACCTGTATTCGGCCAGGAAGGATGAGGTGTGCGTCAGGATAGAGAGGTCTGAAGAGCGCACTATACAGTACAACCCTGTCGTGGATCCAGGAGGAGATTCATGGTTGGGTGGTGGTGGTGGTCATGCTGTCTTAATAGATGTTGATGGACAAGAAGAAGTATATGAAATAGACATAAAATATAAGTTCATAGACAAGGATAACGAGTTGAATATGCTTGTCACAGCGAATTGTGACCGTCTTGGGACAACTGAAATTATGTGGATTGTCCCGAATTATTCATACTCTGGTGCTAAATTCATCAAGAACAACAAGTGGAAACTTGACTATAATTCAGGTGTTTGGGATTATTATTTCTATATAGGTCACAATTATTATGCTGGAGGTAACACATCATATAGCTTGAAACTGTATGATTCTGAACATTATAATGAATGGTCAGTATTCAAATGGGAGAATGATGACTGGGTATATGTGGCCCCATACAAATGCTCATATGGTAGTACTGATTTTGTATTTGCGAGAATGTCCGAATATGTCTACCAGTATGCAGATGGTGAGACGGAGGTTATCTTCAATGCAGATGACACCATATACTCTGCCAATTATACTGGTGTGTATTCCTATTTCAGAAATGGTAGTACAAAGGCTGGATTCATTCACAGAAACATCAGGTACACCATAGAAGGAACTACTACTACAGCACGTATATCGGGAAAGAACTGTCATAATTTGAGAGTCATTGAAAATGGTGAGATCAAGACCATTGATGTAGTGTTGTACAACAACCAGATATACAAGATCAACAGACAGGACAGGACTATATCATTTTATTGTGGAAGACCTTCTGATACAACATTTACAACTGTTACTTGTATATTCGGAGACACATATGACAACCTCTATATGGTGATAGGTCATGGTTTTTACTGGTTGTCACCTGACGGATGGGTTCTTACACAGAATATTGGTGTATTAGATTATCTATGGAATTATATATCCAGTGATGGAAGATCACATTACCAATTCACATACACTAATAATACATATATGTATCTTACAAGAAAACCTGCACCTTCCATCCGCTATGAAAGTACATATGTGTTTACAGATTACCATACAATATGGGAAGGATACAAGATGCCAAACACCTTCTCTCAGGAACTGACGCTCAACCTGGACAGCGTGCAGATGACAGCAATAGACCCGGTGTCCATCCTGAAGTACGTCACCATAGACAGACTCCTGGAAAAGCCCAAGATAGTCACCTACAGGGAACTGATAGGTGCTGCCCTGTCCTATGTGATGCTGTCTGTAAACCTCCTGTCTGTTGAAAGTTCGGTGTCCTACGGAGGCGTGTACGACGGTACGAACGGACTCCTCGACCTCCAGGTACAGGTGTCCAACTTCTGGGACGAGTCCGACAAGCCCGCCACAGTCTACGAGATGATAGAGGAAATCTTGAGACCCTTCTGTATGACGCTCGCCTATGAGGGTGACAGGTATGTCATCTACAACCAGAACAAGACCACTGGTTCGAGGAACTTCATCAACTATGAGATAGGCTTAGACGGGTCGCTCACAGAACTGGTTGGCGCTACTGAACAGACCTACATCCACAACATAGATACTGACTGGATATCCAACAACGTGAGCAACGCCACTATTGAGATCAACAACACCTATGAGAAGGTGTCCGGCGTGGCTTCCACTATGATTCCTACCTACTCCACTATGGCTATGGACTTGATAGACTACACCCAGAGGGATTTGTATGAGGCCGACGGACTCAATGTCCAGACCAACAAGACAAAGGGTATCAAGAAGGTTGGTGAAGTCTATTCAATGGACACTACTGACAAGTGGTTCTACATCTGGAACGGCGTGTACGTCAATCCTGAATACAAACTCGAACCCTGGTCGAGTCCTGTCAACTGGTACTTGAACATCAACAAGGCGTACGAGTATCTGACGGGTACTTCTACGGGATACGGTGCGGACACTGGATCCATCCTG